TCTTAACATTTTCAAAAATTGGTGTTAATGTATTAACAATTCTTGTTCTAGTTAATAATGTGTTAGGTTCAAATATAAAGTTTCTAACTGTATTCTTAGTTGCTTTTTCAAGAAATAAGAATAAACGTCTAACATTAATTCTATCAAATGCACTTGGTAGCTTTTGTAAAGTCTTTTGACCGAATACCACTGGACCCTCAACTGGGAATGATGGAATAGGATTAACTGATATCTTATATAATTGATCTCTTTGCTTTTGAGTAGGTGTTAATGCTAATCCTGCAGCTCCAGTTAATCTACCTCTTGCAAAACCTGCTGGTGCAAACCAAGGGTCAAAATTAGCATCTGAATTTGCCATAATTGCTGCAAGATAACCTGAAGATGGAAGATATGACAAACCCCCATAAGTTGAATCAGTTCCTTGTACCCATTGGCCGTAAGTAGCTGCATAGCTGGTATTTACTAATCCTGCAAATGATTTAATCGGGTTAAGTATATCTCTAGAAAAGTTTTTATCACTGTCTTGCAAAGTTAAGAAACTTTCACCTTGAACGAAAATTGACCTAGGTAAATCAAGAATATGGATATGATCTCTTCTTCTAAATTCAGCAAAGGTTGTAAATCTAGTTACTACATCATTCCAAAATGTTCTGTATTTTTGATTTTCTTGACTTACTTGTGAAACATCAGTCTTTGTTGTTCTAAAAGAACTAATAGCTGGAACTGCAGTTATATCATCATATGAATCTGCATTTAAATATTGAGTAGTAGAATAAATTGTTGATAAACCACCGTCAACTGTAATATCAATATCAAATCTTTCTGTATTTTCTACTGTATCTAATAATCTATCAATTTTTTGAGGTACATTACCTATTATTTTAGTACTAAGATCTGTATTAGCAAATGATCCCAAAGCAAATAAACTATCTGTATCTCCAAAGTTATTAGCTTGAACATCATCTATTGCAGCTGATAATTTAGCATAAGTTGCTAAATTAGTTGCACCAAATTCTGCAGATAGGGTATTAGTTACTAAAGCTGTAGTATTTACTTTACTTGTAATAAATCTAACTTTAGTAAGAGGTACACCATCTGGATTTAAATAAGTAGATTTCTTTCTATTACTTAGAAAGTCATTTACTAAAATATCCATATTAGGTAAAGCTTGATCAGTTTCTACTCTGAACGGTAATGCCTCACCACCTAATGGGTCGTTAATTTTTCTGTGATAATCTGTAGAACCTACAACAGTTTCTTCTAAATTTAAACTCAATTTTATGGTATTATTTGTAGTAGGGGTTGAAGCTAATCTAAATAATCCAAAAGATAATGTATCATCAAATATATTTGTAGAGATATCATAATCAGTTAAATTTTCCATTTGCTCTGATATACTTGCAGTAGAAGCACCGAAAGTATCTGAATTATTATCAGACTTAGATGAAAGTAAATTATCTAATCTAGTGGATGGTAAAGTAATAAATGAATTGGAACCGTTGGCCAAATCTATTGCTGATGTAGTGGTTTGTATTGAACCAATTCCATCAAAATTAGTAGCAGGGTTTAAATTAGTATTATCAATTGCACCTAGATAAAAACCTTGAAAAGATTGATCAATAGTTGTTTGAGCTTTATTTAAAACAATAATACCCGCTTTACCTAAATCTGCTAAATTATTAAAACTTTTAGTAGTTGTATCCACCCAATCGAATCCATCTTTTTGTAAAATTTTAAAATACTGGTCTTGTGTTAGTGTAAAATGCTCAGGTTTACCTATTAAAACTGTACGCGTTGTACTAGTGGGTGAAGTTGATGTAAAACCTGGTAACTTACTTATAGTTTCATTATCATTGTTTACTTCAATTGCAGAAGCTGGGTATACCAAAGCGCTGTAATTGTTACCAAAACCGACACCTTTATTACTTCCATAAGGTAATCTATAAACAAATACGTTTGCTGGACTGTTAAATAATGCTTTAGCCGTGTTGCAAAAATATAATTCTGCAGGTGCGGTTGGATCCCCATAAATATCAACAAATTCACTACTAGAAGTTACTTGAATAACTTCATCTGTAGGACCCCTATCACTGAATCCTGTTACTAAAACGTTAGTACCTGCAGGTACTACAGGTCTGATCGATTGATCAATTTCTCTAATTTCTACCCCGGGAGATTGTATTGTACGTGCCATATACTATTATTTATAGCATCCCGAATAAAAATTATACCAATTCTACTAATAACTGAGAGAATGCAAACTCAAAAGTAGTTTCAATTTCATCGGTAGTACGATAGTTATAATTTATACCACCCAAGTTAACAGGAAATGCTTTAGTAAAGGTAAATTTTACTTTGTCTTTATCAAATTCATCCTTACCTATCAGTGTTATATCAGTTTGATAAAGGTCAGTAGGTGTTAAAGTTTTTTTCTGATTTTTTTCTTTAGGAGAAACATTAGGTTTATCGAATAATTCTTTACCATTAAAAGTTGATATTTTTTCATCGTTTAATGCATCTAACCATTTATATAATACCCAATAATTATTAAATTCATTATCAACTGTAAAATTAACCGTTACGTTTTCATAAACTGGTCTGGTATGTTTAGATACTTTTGTAGATTGACCAGCATAGTAAAGATTTTCAGAATCAACTTGAATATTAGGTACAACACTACCATATACTGAAAACTGTAAACTATTTTCAATTATACCGGTGTTTTTCCTATTACCAATATATTGTTCATTGATACCTTTGAGTATAGTAGGTAAATTTAAAACAAGTAAAAATTTATCTAATCTACTTTTATTAAACTGTGACTGATTTATTGTCCCCATAATTTATATCCTTGCATTTGTAGTTCTTCTATTTCACTATCAGTATTAGAAACATTTCCAATAATGGCTGGTAAAATATTTTGAAACCCTTCTTTTTCATTGGTATATAAAGAAGTAGGGTTCATAAAGTATTTAATGCCGAAATCCATTTGCTGCAGTTCTAAAGGTCTATTATTTGTGTCCCGTTTAATTACTTCAAAATATGTATCTACTATGTCATTATCAAGTATTATTAGATTCCACATTAGTGAGGTGACTAAATCATCGTTATATCCCTTCTTTGCATTCCATGTACCGTTTGCAGCTTTTCTATAATTTTTTAGTTCTTTTACAGTTCTTTGGTCATTTATTTGAACTGACTCTAATTCATTAATCCAATATCTCATATTAGTAACTGCTTTGTATTTTGTGTTAGTATGTGATATAATACCAAGCTGTTGTTTTTTTCTATTAGCCAAAGAACCACCCCATGAAACTATATTTTCATAATTATGTGTATTTTTTAATATATCTACAACTTGACCACCGCTATTATTTCTTTCGACACAAACTAAAGGATTTCCCCAATGTTGTAGTATTTCATAAACTTTTTCGGTAAAGTTATAAGGTGATATTTCATTATTATGATAAACTGCAACTTGTTTTATATTAGTTAAATCAGTATAATCTAAAATTTGTACAACTGAAGCGTCTTTACCTAAGCCTTCACTTGTATCAACACTTGCTATGTATATACCGTTTTCAGAAGGCTCGTCCCATAAAAGGTAATTACCCTCATCAAATATAAATTTAGGTTCAACTGTTTTACTGTTTAATTTTTCAAATAATTCATCATTAACTGAACTCTCCCCTGATGATATAAATTCACAATTAAACTCTTGTTCAAAAGCTTCTCTACTACCAATACTATTAATAGTTTGTTTTTTCCATTTTTCATCTCTACCTGGTACCTCATTCCATAAAATTTTATCACAAGCCCAATCATTTTCACCATTTTCAGCCCCTGTATATAATTTATAAAATAGATTATCTGTACCATTAGCAGTTGAAGCTATAAAAATTTTTGATCTTTTAGAAGATGAAACAATAGGGTATACTGATTTCCAAAAGTCATCTACCAAGTGAGGTTCAATAAAAGCAAGCTCGTCAAGAATTAATACATTAACTGATTGACCACGAGCTGCTGTACCAGTTGTTGTGGATATTCCTATTTTAGTACCATTTGCCAATAGAATAGAAGTTTTTCCGTATTCTTTAACTCCAGGTTTTAACCAATTAGGTAATTCTTCATATGCTAATCTTATTCTACTCATTATTTCTAATGCAGTTCCTTCTTTATTGGCTACAATTAATATTCTTTGATCTTTATTAAAGCAAGCTATCCATAAAGCATATATTGTCATCATAGTAGTTTTACCTATTTGTCTACTTGCTAACAATATAAAAAAGCGATTATCTCTCATTTTACGTAGAGCTCTTTTTTGACAGTAGTGTAAGTTTATAGTCTTTTTTCCTTCATCAAGGGATATTATATAAAAAAACTTTTCTGCAAAGTGTAAAATATTTTTTCTACTCTTTTTTAAGTCTCGAACCATACTAGGAGTATATTCAAATTCAGCACCTACTGTCGGTAGATTAGGATTATTCATATAGTTTTGTTTATTATTAATCATTTTGCTATAAATATTTACATGACACGAGTAAATACTCTAACCGAAATTTGGAATACATATAATAATAATATTTTATCTGAAAATGCCCCTGGTGTTAAAGCAGCTAAAATGGGTTCAAAACCTGGTAAGCCACCAGTTAAACCTAATGATGTTAAACATGGCTTTGCTAATGATAATACATCTGGACCTGAAAATGCTGAAAAAGGAGAAATATATGGCAATGTTATTGACCCAAAACATAATGGAGCTGAAGATGAATTATATAACAGTGAATTATATTCTCAAGAGAAATATAATGAAAATGATAAAAAAATAGAGAAAAAGGTAAAAGAGAGTATAAATAATTATATGAAATCTACTTTTGATAAACTTTTTGAAAACGTGATGGGTGAAGAAATGCACTCTGATCAAGAAACACAAGAATTAGATGCTCTTGGCATTGATACCGAAGTTGCTGAAACAGACGATGAAGGTCAAGTAACACTAACTCTAGATCGTGATATGGTAAAACAACTTTGTGACACATTAAAAGCCGCACTAGGCGAAGATGACGATGAAGATGCTGATGAAGATATGGAGCATGAAGATTATGAAATGGAAGAAGTATCTGATGAAGCTGAAGAGCATGAAGATGGTGAAGACCATGATGATGAAGATGAAGATACCCATAAAGAAGCAGTTGACGCAGAAGATATTGGTCATGCATTAGTAAACGCAAAAGAAACAGGTTTAACAAATGCTGGTAATAATAAAGTAGGTACAGTAAAACCTAAAGCTAAAAAGGCATCAGATTCAACAGCAAAATATATTGATGGGGAACCAAAGCCACTAGCTGACGGAAAAGGACATCTTACAGGTAAAGCTAATAAAGCAGGTTCAGGTACAGTAGCTACTGCAGGTGCAGAGTTATTCGGATAAAAAAAAGTAGATTTCATATCGCGCAATCATATTAATATGGTTGCGCTTTTTTTTGCTTAAATATAATTATGTTAACATTTCACAAGTTTTTTGAAAATAAATATCAAGGAGCTAAACCTGGAATAAATCATAGACATCGTAGAGCTATACCAGGGGTAAGCTCTGATTTAAGATATATTAGAGATCATGAAAATATAGTTCCTGACTATGTTAAAACTGACCCAACTAAAAATCAAAAAATAGAACAATTAAGAGATGGTACAGGTAAAAAAGTATGTGGTACCCGTGATCTCGAATATATAAGAAATGAATATAACGTAGTACCCTATAAAGGTAAAATTAAAAAATTAGGTAGTACGGGTATTGTATTATATTTTGATAATAATTTAAATAAATTTGTTATAGAAAAATGAGCATTATTGACTACAGTTGTGAATTTCCTGGTATAGTTAACTCGGATGAGACTTGTTTTAGATTTACTGATAAATCTATACAATCGCGTGAACGTATATTATTTTCAAATTATTGGAGAGAACAAATAAATCAATTTGGTACGAAGGTTAAATATTATGTTAATACATATAATACTTTAAGCGCTGATAATTTTTACGGGGAACAACCAACTGCAATATTTACAGAACCTAGAGAAATAACTTTAGCAGTTACTTTAAATGAAAATGCTATTACTCTATCAAAATTTGGTTTTGAAAGCGATGATGAAATAACTGCTTATGTCCATATATCATCATTTTTTGATGAATTTCAATCTCTATCTTCGGTTTTTGAACCGTTAGATAATGTAGATAATATTGTAAATGGTAAATTACCTCAAGGAGTTTATGATAGATATGCAGATTTTGGACCTATAGTTGAGCCTAAAGCAGGGGACGTTTTTGAATTATCTGAATACGGAGATGATAGACCTTCTAATAGACAAGCTAAATTTTTTGAAATTACGCAAAAATTAGACCAAGATATTTCAGAGATTAATAATTTACAAGGTCATTATGTATTTTTATTAAAAGCTAAACGTCTTGATTATAGTTTTGAACCTGAAATTGATTTCAATGATCAAGGTGGTGGGGTAATGCTTGCTGATATTTCTACTAATATAAGCGGATTATCCGATATTAGTACTGAAGATTTATTTACTTTGCAAGCGCAAATATCTTCAAATGGTAATAAGGTTACTAATGATCAAGTATATGAAGATAATTTTGCAGGTAGATTACCTGGTGGTGATAATATACCGTCAGTACCTAAGAGGGAAGATTACGAATTATATTCTACTGATGATATAAGTAAAGAAGATGTTTTTGATATGTCGGGTAACGATACTGACGTATATGGTGATTATTATTAAATTACAATAGTTTTTAACCAATTTTCAGCTTGGTTAAAAGATTCAAACTTTACTTCTTTATATTCATTTTCAACTAAAAAGGTATATAATACTTTATCATTTAATTTCTTTATATCTTGAAGAATATATATTTTATTTTTTTTAAAAAATCTAGTATTTGAATCCGTTCGATTAATAAATCTCGTCCCAGGGATAAATTTCATCAGTATCTACTCCTTTTAAATATAATTGTATATCATGTTTCATATCTAAATATCTTTCATCAATATATTTCTGGAATGCTGTAGGTTTAATCCATGCAGTACTATGTTCTGTATCATAGCCTATTCTTTCAGCTCTACTACAAGCTACATTAACGCCTTCATATAAACATGCAAATCTTGCCACATAATCTATACCATATTTTTGAATAATATCATCAGTTTTTTTCATCATATATAGATTGTATCAGAGTTCCTACTAAAAACATAATTAATCTTTTTTCATCTAAACCATATAAATTAATAATTTCTTTTATATAGTATATATTATTTGAAAGTATTTTTTTATTTAAATTAAAAAAAGAATTATCTAAATCTTTATTATTTTTAGTTTCTATTTTTTTAATTTCTTCTTCATATAATTTAAAAAAAGTTTCAGTAAAGTTTAATTTCTTGTTTTTTTGAAAAACTCTACCTGCAATTATTTGGGCATTTTTTTCAGTATCTTTATCTGTAAAAAATTCTATAATATCATTTACTGAAACTTTTTTATCATCACTTTTTATCTTTAACGAATCACTAGGTACTTCTGATACAATTTTATCTAACTCATTCATAGATTTTTTTCTATTAAGGGTGTTGTTACTAAAGTAGTACCTACATTTGTAGAAGCTCTTATATCTTTATCACATTTACTACATTTAAAAATTGTATCTTCATTAAATGATAATAAAACTTCTTGTTGATTATTTTCACCACATGGACACGCAACTTTAACTATATTTTTAAATTTTTCTTTTTCAACTAAAGCATTAGCTTCAATAACTTTTTTAGTTAAATAATTTTCATAAACTGTATTAAAAAAGTAAAAAAATAAAATTTGTAAAATAGTTGCAAGACCAAATACCAACCAATCTTCAAAAAGTATACCAAAGATACCACTAACTAGTAAAGTTAGCGTCAATGACGTTATTATCTTTTTCATTACTTTATTTTACTAACTTTTTTACTAATATCAACTAATTTACCTTTTAAACCAATAATCTCTTTACTTATTTTATCTATAGGTGATTTATCTTTAATAACTGTATTAGTATTTGCATGCTTTAATAATTCTTCTAAATTTTGTAAAGATACAAATGCATTAGCTACCACATCATCAAATTCATTTAACGGGTATGGTATATTTTCAGGCGCTACATCAGTGCGATTATTTTTATTAAATATATCTTTTACATTAGAAGCCTGTGGAGGGTATTCAGTAGCTTGCCCTGATTGATCTCTTACAACATCAGGCATCATTTCATGTCCATAGTCTTCTTTAATTACTTTTGATAAGTCTTCAAATTTAGTGGTTGGTTGCATATAAATATTTATAAATAATTGTATGAGCTTATACCAAAAAAGATTTAAAAAATTTTTATCTGAACAGGACGATGAAAATACTGAGTTAACTGATCAAGAAGCAATGGCTTCCACTTTAGACCCTGAAACGTCTCCAGAAGATTTTGACGTAGATGTACCAGCAGGAGATGATCCAGTTAGTACACAATCTAAACAAATGTTTGAAGAACTTAGTAGCTGGATTAATGAAATGGATAGATTTGGAGATTATTTAAATGGTACCACTAATAGTATTCAAACTTCTTTAAACTCTGCTGAACCAGATACAATATTTGATAGTATTTCAAATGCTGAAACTAAAAAGATTGCTAGAGTAGCAATGGAAGTCTCATCATTAAGCGAAATATTAAAAGGTTATCTAGCAGGTGCTAACGATCCAAAATATAAATTTAACTAAATAATAATATGAAAACAGATCAAGATTTAATTTTTGAAGCATACGTTAATAATGAGGTTGAACAAGATGATAATGATCAGTTTGCTCCTGAAGAAGCTGCAGCTGATGATCAAGTAAATGAAATTGAACCTTTAAATTCTGAAGAAGAGGAGTCATCAAAAGAAATTGTAGACGCTCTAAAAGAAATAGTCAGTGAACTCAAACAATTAAACCAATATGCAGATTTTATTTCTACCGGTACTAGGTCCAAAGGTTTTACAGGTACTGGTAATGTTCGTTAATTAATTATTTTTTATTTCGGTTAATAATAATTTAGCTTTAAGGCCTGAATATGTATTTTTTAATATAAATTCAGGTTTTATTTTGTCTTTATTACCAGCTACACATATATCGTTAAAGTCTTTAAATTTTTTTAATTCTTTAGGCCATATAAAAATTTTTTCATTACTATCAACTAATAAAATACTTTTATTTAAAGATGCCTTATCACAATATTGATTATCTAATACGTAAATTTTTTTATATAAGTTAAGTTTGTTAATCTGTTGCTTCTGTAATGAAGTAAACATTTTATTTGTATTTTCAGTTATACCACAAGTAGCTAAACCGTTCTCAACAAAATAACTATCAATAGGTCCTTCAAAAATAAAAACATTATCTAAATTAGAGTTTATATTTTGCATACCATATAGACTTCTTTCAGCACCTACTTTACTTAAATACTTTGGTCTTTCGAATAAATCTTTTTTAGTTAATCCTCTAGATTGATAAAAGATTATATGATCATTTTCATCATAAAATGGTAATATTAATCTATTTTTATGAACAGGGTCTTTTAATGATAAATAAAATGTTTTAGGTTTATTAATACCTTTATCTAGTTTTCTATCTTTAATTAACTGTAAAGCCATTTTTACAATATTATTATCTTTATAATAATCTAACTGACTAATATCGGATAAATTAATACAATCTTCAGGTAAACTTTTATCTACTACTTTAGTAACCTCAGGTTGCTCTTCACGTGGTATTTGTATTTCTACATCAAAATCTTTAACTTCATTTGCAATAATATGCAATGGCTTATTAGTTACCTCAGTTATAAAAGTTAAAGCTTTTTTACTATAACCGCAATTATGACAATAAGCTAATTCTTTATTTGGTATATAATAAAATCGTTTCTTTTTACCCCATGACCCACCTTCTTTACATATAGGGCAGCAACCGTTATAAGTTTTAGTGTATTTATTATATGAGATCTTATAGACATTCTCATATAAAACATTTACAACATACTGCTCAGGTATAACTATCACATTATTATTATAAATGCAATAATTTATTTTTCAAGACTAACCTCTGCTTTGGATCGTAGAACTTTGATTTAATGCAGTTTTATAATCTTGTATAACTTCACCAGTTACTTTATCTTTAATAGAAACTAAACCTTTTTTAATAACATGCCCAGTTACGGGGTCAGTTATAACTGCTTGTTCATACGTTTTTCCATCGGCATCATAAGAAGAAAAATTAGCTTTTGCTGCTTCACCTGTATAAGGTGAACGTATTTGTTGAGGGTTTATGAATTGATTTTGCATATATAATTATTTAAGATAATAGCTCTAATAATCTATTATCTTGAAAAAAAGCAGTATACCATTTCATATCATTTTTAATTATTTGACTAAAATTTTGTTCTTTACTTAGTTTTTTAAATTGATCATAATTAGTTGTATCTTTTATTTCAGATAATTGATTTAATACATATTCTTTTTCATCTTTATCTTCTGTTAATTTAACTAATTCTAAATTTCTTTCATATATATTATTTTCTTCTTCAGTTAAAAATATTTCTCCCTTTAAAAACTTTTCTATTTTAACTTTACCAAAACCTTTTATTCCGGGAATATTATCACTTTTATCTCCAGTTAAAGCTTTTACTTTAATAAAATCTCTTTTATCATATTTTAAAATATCTTTAAAGTTTTCTTTATTAATTTCAATTTTTTTAATAGGATCATAAACTGAAACCTTATTAGAAATTAACTGACACAAGTCTCTATCAACAGTAACTATAATATGTCTAAATAATTTTTTTGTTATATAAAATTTAGTAGTACAATGTTTATAGTATGCGTCATTAATTATCTTAATAACATCATCAGCTTCGTAAGATCTAGGAAAAATAGATGGGATACCCATAGTATTTAACATTTCCTTAATAATTTCATTCTTGGTATGTACCTCTTTACCGTATTCTTTATCACGGTTACCTTTATAATCTTTAAGTAATTCCTTGCGTTTATTAGGTTTATAATCAGGTTTTTCATCCCAGACACAAAAGGTCTTGTCAGGTTGATACATTTCGACATAACTTTTAACGCTATTAAGGAACATATAAACATGATAATTTTCCGAAACGTTTTTTATATTATTTGCTACCCAATATACTCGATGTACTAAATTATTTCCGTCTATTGTTAGTATTTTCATTTTTTTTATATTGTGCTTGTATTACTTTAAATACGTATTTTGGACATTTTTCTACAAATTTTATAATTTCTTTATCTAAACCATTATTAAAATCATTTTGAGATATTTTTGTAGTTACCATATCAGGCATTCTAAGAAAATTATACGTCTGTTCCTTTTTATCCTGACAAATATAACAGAACATTTGGCCGGCCCATTGACCGTGATGACATGCAAAGATATTTCCAGCTTTAATTTTCATTTTTACTGTATATTTCTACTAATTTTACTAGTTGATCATCAAAATCACCGTATAATGGCTCGTAATAAAGTTCTTTTCTTATTTTTTCACAGTCAATACTGTATCTAAAGTCATGTCCTAATCGATCCTCAACAAATTTAACTGATTTATCTAAATCTTTACCCATAATAGTACATATTTTATCAACCAACTCTATATTTGTTAGTTCTAAACCAGATCCTATGTTATATATACCCTTTTTACCATGTGTTGCTACTGACCAAACTGCTAAATTATGATCATATACATGAATCCATTCACGTATATTCATACCTTCACCATATACCGGTACTTTTTTACCTTTACTTAAGGATTTAATAATAGTAGGTAAAAACTTTTCACTATGCTGATTAGGACCATAGTTATTGCAACACCTGGTAATACTAATATTACAATTAAATGTTTCAATATATGATAAACATAAGAGATCACTTGATGCTTTACTTGCAGCGTAGGGAGAACGAGGTGCAATAGGGGTTAACTCAGTAAATGGGTCGTCATCGAACCCTAAATGTCCGTAAACTTCATCAGTACTTATATGAATAAAGCGACCATGATTATTATTAATTTTTCTAAAACATTCTAACATATTTAATGTACCTAAAACGTTAGATTCAATAAAAACTTTTGGACCTGTTATACTATTATCGACATGAGATTCAGCTGCAAAATGAAAAATAAGATCAAATGTATCATTAGTTAAAAAAACGTTTTCTAAATCTAAACTATGTGAAATGTCTAATTTATATTCTTTATCACAAAGACCTTTGATATAATTTTTATTGGCCGCGTAACCTTCTTTATCTATGCAAACTATATAATGCTCTGGATAATTATCTCTTAAAAATCTAATAAAATTACCGCCGATAAACCCGTAACCTCCAGTTACTAATATATTTTTTTTATTTTCCATTTTTTATATAATTTATTATTTTATTATTAGGTTTAAACTTTAAAAGTTTTTGAATTTTTTTAGTACAAGCTTGTGAAATTTTTGATTCTCCTAATCGTTCTTCAATATTAATAAATTTACCCCCTACTAATTTAGCAATATCATTAATTGAATAGTTTATACCTGTTCCTACATTAATTATTTCCCCGATTATATCATTATAAGTAGCAGCTCTAATATTTGCTTCTACTATATCACTGACATGTGTAAAGTCTCTTTTTTGTTTTCCGTTTCCTACTATTGTTAAAGGTTTATTATTTTTTTTCTGTTCTAAAAATAAACCTATAACTGGGGCATATTGACCTTTTAATGGTTGTCTATCACCATAAACATTAAAATATCTAAATATAACTGTTTCAAGACCAAATAATTTAGTATACATTTTACATAATTCTTCACCTGAGGTTTTAGAAACTGAATAAGGGTTAAGACAATCTATAGGCATATCCTCTTTAAGTGGTATTTTATTTTTTAACCCATAAGCAGAAGAAGTGGAACTATATATAACTCTTTTTACCCCTGCTTCTTTTGCACATTGCAATATTGTACAAGTACCAACTGCATTGGTTAATGTCGCTAATATTGGATTTTCTAAAGTAGGTTGTATGCGAGATTCAGCAGCTAGATGATAAACGTAGTCAACATCTTTGAATAAATGCTTAATATATTCATAATCGCATATATTATAAGAAGTATAATTTGCTTTATTATTTTTATAGTTTATCCAATTTGAATCAACAGATTCATCATCAATTATAGTTACTATATTTTCTTGTTTTATTAATCTATCTACTAAATGCGAACCTATAAAACCTTTACCACCCGTTACTATAATTTTTTTATTTTTTAGCATTTTTAACTATATCGGGATTTTGTTTTATTGTTTGTATAGTAATTAAATCTTTAATCTTTGTAGTTGACCATTCATGAGATCTTGTTGTATATATATTTTGCGGTGGTAAATCATCACCAGTAAAAGACTTACCTATATAATCCTCCCCTAGTATTCTAATGTCAGGTTTAAAAAATTTAATTAGTTCATAAAGTTCTTCTTCGGTTTGATACATATACACGTCATCAACATACTGTATAGCCATTAAAGTCTTATATCTCTCATAATATGGTATAACGGGTTTATATTTTGTATATCTCGTTGCAGAAGGATCTTTCTGCAGAAATACTAAAAATCTATCACAGTGCTTTTTAGCTTCTTCAAACGTATAAATATATCCCGGATGTAATAGATCAAAATTACCTGCTGTAAAACCTACTATTTCTTTTCCCATTTTAATTCCTTTCCAATTAAAGATGCATTTAGTCTTAGATAGTATTCTTCTTCTCCGAAGTTAAAATCAAAATCATCTATAGCTTTTTGATTAGATAATTCACAATTACTTCTATTACATTTTATTTTTAAATTTTCATACGGTATAAATTTCCAAGTTTTATTTTCTATACCATATTCTTTTAAAATATCTACAATTTCTTCTGTACCCAGTGCATTGCTATGTACTGCATTATATATTCCAGCTTTAAAATTTTTTATTACAGTTTCTATAAAATCACATAAAACAATCATATCAGTTTTACTATTAACAAAATCTATTAGATTAGGGTAATTATAAAGTTTTGTTAATAAATTTTTACTTGTCAATTTACTTTCCATCGGCATTCTAATTCGAATAATATTAGTAAAATTTTTATCAAGCATCATTTCAGATATATGTTTTGTTTTACTATAAAAACTCGAGTCTTTTTCATAAACTCCAAAATTTGGTATATCATCTTCAGTATACATCTTATCATAACCACCATATATACAACCAGAACCAATATGGATAAAATTAATATCTAACGATTTACAAATACTTTCAATTATAACCGGTACATTAACGTTATAAAAAAAGCAATCTTCTTTATTATCTTCACAACCATCAACGTTAGGTACACCCGTATAACCTGATGTATTTACAATAGTATTAATATCTTCTGATAAACAGAAATTATATAATACTTCTGAATTAGTATAATCTAATTCTTTTTTAGATTTAAAAAATATATTATCTGAGACCTTTTGCTCATATAGATACTTTTCTAGATGACTACCCACGTAACCCTTACCGAGAATCAAAATATTCATATATATTATTTTAGCTTATAAAAGCTAAAAATCAATGGAAAGAAGTAATAATAAATTTTTGTAAATATTGAGTTAATGCATCTGAATCTTGATCATTTCTAGCATAAAAAATAGGTTTTATAGCGTTACCTTCAAAATCGTATCCCATAATGACAAAACATTTCATAAATTCAGAGCACGTAGAAACCATTGCATTAATTTCATCATCAGTTTTTCTATTACGAAATTTTTCTTTAACAAAACTTTTTAAAGCATCTCTTATTAAAATTTCAGTATTTTGATCTAATTCTGATTTAACAGTATTATTTTTAATAATATCTTCGTTATTATCTTTATCTGTTTTATCATCACTCATAAAATTATTTAATTCTACTGAATGGATTCTTTGAAGGATCGTTATTAATACCTTTTTCAATTAGCTGGCTAACTACTACTTCTATACTATCAGTTTTAAGATAGAAACCTTTATTAAAATTAATACCACCATCATCAAATTCAAATAATATTTCACCGGCTTCATTTTTATTGGTAAAACATGTTATATAAACACTATTATAACCAGGATCTACTAAAACTGTCCATCTTCTTGGATCTACTTGCGAATATGCATTAAACATTTTTAAAACTACAAATCCGCTATCTTTTAATCTTTTTATAAAATAACCTGCAGTTTTAATTTTGTTTTTTACTTTATGCTCGGACCAATCTCTTTTCATATATTAATT